CTTTGTTGATCAGCCTTATCATATGCAGTTTCTTTATCTTTATCTTTTGGTTGGGTATCTTTATCAGTATCAGTTGATTTTTTAATAACTTTAGTATTTTTAACGTTATCATTCGAAGGAGTTTCGGTATCAACGGTTAAATCAAATGTTACTTGTTCTAAAATAATTTTATTTGATAAAATACGAGATTCTGATTTAACAGTTGCACCCTGTGAATTTAAATCTTTTAAAGACTTAATAAATTCTGATGTTACTGTTCCATTAGCTGGGCTTAATTTTGTAAGTTTTTTATAATTGGTAGTTAAACCTTTAGAATTTTTTCCCCAATATCCATCGATATCATTAGCAACTTTAGTAAAATATTGTCCGTTTCCATTTAATGCGGTTTGTATGGGGGATGTAGTTTTATTTTTAATTACATTAACTAAATAATTTTGAAAATATTTAGTAATATCGCTATATGCAGATGTAGATGTAGCTTTAATAATTTCATCATTCGTATATTGTAAATCGGTACCAGCTGGTGTTATAACCGTATTTTCTAATTCACAAGTTGCAATACGAGTTTTTAAATCAGTTGGAGTTTGAAAAACATATGATGCGCCGGGTGTTTCAGATGGATCTAATTTATTAATCTTAGCTTGATATAATGCTTCAGCTTTTGAAATAGAATCAGAATCCCATTCGCCCGTTATAGTTAAACCTTGTTCTTTTTGAAACTGTTCACATGCAGCACGTAATTCGCATCCAAATTTTCGTGAATTTTTTACTGAAACTAAATTGGTTAATTGCGAACTAGCTGTTGTATCTGAATAAAAATATCTAAATAACGATAAAACAGAAGATTCCGAATCTCCAAATTTTAATTCTGATCTAGGTACTGTTAATACACCACCAATCTTATCTGGTTCATCGATACTTACAGTACCTTTAGTAGATTTCCATTCTGAAGTTTTTATTTTAGCTCGATCAAATAACAATGCACCTTTACCAATCGACTCAATATATCCAGACGCTGATGCGGTAATAGATTTAGTTAACAAACTTCTATTAATATAAAATGCACAAAATCTATATGTCGCAAATAATCGTTCTTCTTTTGGTTTTTTTCTTTTACCTAATTTAGTATCTTGCATATCAAGAATCCAAACATAATCAGAAGAAGTTTTTGCTAAAAGACCTGCTTGAAGCGTATTAAGTTTAAAAATAGCTTGTTTTTTTAACTCAGCATCATTCATTTCGAATTTTTTATCATCACCGCGTCCACCTCTTCTAGAAATAAGGATAGCCGTACCATCTGCAGTAGAATATGTAACTTTGGATAGCTGAGTTGAGCCAAGTATTTCTTTATGCAAATCTTTCATTAATTTATCTTCTTCAGTATTTAATACTGCAGTTTCTACAACAATTGTAGCACCTTGTTCATGCAAAGCTTTACGTATAAGTTGCTCTAATAAAATTCTATGTTTCATTTGTTTCATTTTATATAAATATGTTTACCAATCAATCATTACAAGTTTATTATTCCAAGTCATGACATTATCCGTTTTGAAATCTAAATCTAATTCTAAATCCGGAATATCTATTTTTTCGATGTCTCGTTGCAATGCACGTAAAAAATTAATTAGTTGTATATCGATATCTCTAGCACCATCGGCATCTAAGTAATCGAAAATAGAAACCTCACCACCTTGTTCTTGCGCATATGTTTTATAATTTGCAATAAACTGATTAATTATAGACTTTTGCCTTTCAGATAATTCAGATGCTTTTGCCATTATATACATGTTAGTTCCATCTACATAATATACCGGAATAAATGTTGTAAATTTACTATACTTATCAATAATTTGTTCCGCAACTCGATATTCTTCAGTTTCGGTAGTTATTTTAAATAATTTATCTTCATCTTCAATTTCGTATACGCGGCCATTGTCTCCTTGTCCAAATAAAGAAAATTGTTTGTTTTTAATTTTTTGCAAGATTCTATTTAAATCTTTGCTATCCATTTCTACAAGTAAATGTCGTAAACGTATCATTATACACCTTTGAATGAAATATTTTTATCTAAATCTAAACGTATCAAGAAATTCATATCAACATCGCTACGTTTTTTTATAGGTTGTGCTAATTTTCCAATAGCCAATAACTGACCCGCATCATCATATAATCCAACCGTCGTAATATATGGTGCAAAAGTACTACCACTTACGAATGGAAAATATGTTGAATCATCATCTCGTGTCAATGTTAAATTGGTAGACATATTAAAATCACCAGCATCAACTTTTGCTATCGTAGAAAATTCATGAATTGTTACTGTGCTTCGATATGATGCAGTAAATGGAGATGCAATTAAATTGTTATAACGATAATCTGCAGATGATACTACAATGAGACCTTGTTTATCAAATACATTGCCAACCTTAGCAGTTTGTAACAATGTTCCCCCCTCACTACGGTCTGTTAAAGAACTTATGTTGGCAGTTGTTAGTGACTTATTAAATATTCTAACTTCATCGATAACACCGTTAAGATTTGAGCTATTGGTGCTAAAACCGCCTAAATATATATCTGATGTGTTATCTATACGCGCTGATGCTGTAAATGGAGAAAATGTATTAATTAGTAAATTATTTGATGCCGATGAATGCAATGTTCCGTTAACATACATTTGCATAGTACTACCAGATTTTTGACAAACTATATGAGTCCATGAAGATGAAACTGCAATAGAAGACGTAATTTGTGAATAGAATGTAGTACTACCTGCAATAGTAAATACAATTCGTTTGTTGGTATTTAATTCAATCTTAAACGGATATGATGGTTGCAAACTACTAGATGCTTTTGCTAGTATCAATTGATTGGTAGCTCCGGTATTAGAACTAGTTATAAAAAATGATATAGCATAATCATGATCGCGATCATAAAATCCATCAATTGATTTTCTAATGTAACCACCTCCGCTAAATAATGCTGCATATCCAATTGGCAATTGCGATCCATTTGATGTTGGAATACCTGGTATATATGTTACATTTACACTTTCGTACGAAATTCTAGATGTATCAAAATATTCATTGAAACCTTCATATAATCGTTCTCCAGTAGCAAATGATGAAGTATTAATGGCAACATCATATACATTGCCATATGAATCAGATGCCAATGAAATTGCAGATCCTGTTAATGTAAAAGATTTTGGTTTAATTCCTTCTCCAATTTTCATTTGCGGAAACGAAAATATTGATGCACTTTGATATAATGCTTTTTTGGTACGAATTAAATTGGTGGGGCCATATGTTTTAAATGGTTGATCTTTATACTTATAAAACATATGATTTATAGAAAAATATGTAATTGATTGCAAACTACCGTTAATGTTCGCTGCATCATTATAAGTTAATGTAGAACCCAATGGTGGGAGTTGATTGATATCACTATAAATTCCTTGCAATACTAACATGCTACTAGTACTGCTTCCTGAAACATTAATCCATGATTTATTTGCTTGAAAAGAATTAACCATTACATCCGCTGAATCTATTTTTTTAAAAACAGTTGGATATATACCTTGATATTCTTCTTGTGTTATTTTTGATTCAGCCATATTCAGTAAAAACCCTGCTACATTTAATATAAATATAACAGGGCTTAAATCAGTGTTGATTTAGAAATCTAATTTAATTCGAACTAATGCTTCGCGCTGGAATGATTTTAATAACGGTTTAGAAAGTTTTGCAACTGCTAATAATTCTTGATTGTCATTATACAATCCAACTGTGGTAATATATGTTTTAGGATCACTAATAAACGTTGATTGTGCAATCTGACCAACACTCCCCGTTACGTATGATGGATTATTTGAAAAATTATATTCTGCATTTTTAATTCTTACGAAATAATGTGTGCTTGTTATTTTTTCTGAATTTCTTGCTTGGAAGCCATATGGATCGGCGGTCGATGGATCCGTAAAGAATGATGAACCAGAAATTGAACGAAATAATACAAAATGATTATTACCTTCCACACTAGAACCAGTAACTGTAGCAAAGCCTAGTTGTTGATCAAGCATTTTACCATCTAAAATCAATGTGCCATAATCTGGATATGCTAATCCATAATATGTAGGTGCAGCTGGATTTGATACTCCCGAATTAATTGATCCGGAAACGATATTGTAAACTTTTCCGCTTGTAGTAGTAGTTCCCGTAGTGATTGACGAATCATCAATTAACTTAATTATAGTTGAACTACTTCCCGTAACAACAGAACCAGTTGCATTAGTAGTTCTAGATGAAATACCAATTAATGGCATTTCCCAATTGCCTGGATCTAAACTTTCTTTGATTCTGTTTCGTTTAAAGTTAACAACATATACATAATCAGTACTACCAGATCCTGCAGTGGTAAATCGAGTATCGGATGGATTCAACAAAAGTTGTCGGTATTGAGAATAAATTGCTTTCGATGGAGAATCATTAAGTTGACCTTGCGAATCAGACCCACTACCTAATGCATGGCCAAATGCTAATGCAAATTGTACTGCAGCTGTTGAACTAGATGGATTTGCTTGATAAACATCAATGTAATATTTTCGTTGTGCCGTAGTTTCAATTGATGATGTAAAATATGTAGTTAAACTAGCAGCATTATCGCTCCAAACACCCGCTGTTACAGTTTCTATTTGATTTGCAATAACATCATTAACTAAATCAAATTTGGTATATGTTCTACCATTACGAGCTAAAATTTGTGATTGTTGCATTTCTGCAACCATTTGATTAGCAAGTTGTTGCGCAAGTTGTTGTACTTGTTCATTAATGATTTGTGTAGATGCTGCTGGTGTTGTAGCGGCTTGAACTGCTTGAGTTACTTGAGTACCAACATTAGCTAGGTTCCTAGGAACCCCACCAATTCTAGGTTGTTGTTTTAATTTTTCAATGAAGTTATTCATTTTCATGTTATATCCGTTTTATAAAGTTGCGGTAGTTGCTTGTCTAACTGTTAAATTAATAGTAACACTACCACCAGTTTCATTACCAATAATTGTAATTGTCGCAGTTTTGTCTTCAATTAATTGCGTTTTAGCAACAACTCGGAATTCAAATCCTGCAACCGCAACACTTTGTGCATCTTCATTATCGCCAATGAATCGAGGTGTAGTTGGAAGTACTGATGTTTGTAGAGCTCTAGTTACTTGAATATCTGCAACTGAAGAATCTGATAATATTGCCGTATATCCTAGGTTTGCATTTCCGCCTTGGAAATTGCTTGTATTAGGAGATATTGTAGTACTATCACCTGGGGCTAATAAAGTAACTGACGTATTACCTACAGTAACAACAGGTATATTAGTTGTTTGTTTTGGCAGCGTAATTAATTTATATTTCAAAGCCTGTGTTTCATCCGGAATTGCTTCGGTGATTGGCATATTCTCAATGATTGTTCCATAGTAAGCAGTTCCTAGAGGATGATCTGGATTCCAGAGCGAATAATCAATTTCGTCATCACCTAATGCAAACTGCGTAATATTAAACGCATTTCCGCCCTTTGCGAGTAACTCGCGTCCCTTTAATGTTAAAATTGCGTCAATTGTAACGCTGGTATTATCTAAATATCCCATATGTTTTTGCCTTATTTTATATAAATATACGTCATACTAATTTATCGAGCTAAAACGAAACTACCCTGATCACCATATGATTGATATATCAATTGATTTGGATTAGCAGATGAAAATTCTGCTACAGGTCCACCGTCGACGGTTTGAGTTGAATTAATATTAAATCCAGGAGATGTCATTTTACAACCAGAATATCGTTGATTATCAATACCTGTTGGTAAATAATCTTGCACTCTGGCAAAACTTCCTGTAAATCTATTAGTTGAAGTAAATGCATATGAACTAGAACCATATGATCCAGTACCATAATAGCCTATACTAGTTGATGATGTAATATATTGTGTCGATTCTGAAGTAAATCTATATTCAGATAAAATGCTGTTTAAATATACCGGTTGTACGGCATCACTTAACCAATATGGTGATGATGCAGTAATCCATGTACTACCAGAACGTAATACGTATTCATATGAATATTGAGTACTATTATATGATGCATCGCCACCGGTTATATATGCTTGCCATTGATCATCATCGAATCCCGCAATTGATAAAATATTTCCATCAAAACTAGCAGTATATAAAGAATATTCTCCTGATGCCGTAGGACTAACGTTTTGTAACGATGCTGTATACAATAAATCAAATCTTTCTATAACTGGTAATATAGTATCTTTGCTACGTTCCAATATATTGGGTTGAATTAATAATCCAACCATTTTATCTGTTCGAGCAGGAAGTAATTGTTCTAATTGTCGGAAAAATGATAAATCAAACAATGTAAACATGGAAATATATGAATTGATATCATTTTTATTTTGATATTTTTTCCAATATGTTTGTGCTGCTTGAATTAATTGTGGGTATGAATTTAAATCTGAATTGCCCGGATCGCCGATGTATTGATCTAATTCCGTAAATCCAAATTGTGCAATAACATCTTCATCGATCATCGTTTGCGGAGAAAAATAAACTCCTATTTTTTTACTATCCAATGGAGCTTTATCAAATTGACTACGTTCTGCTCGAGTTTTTATATCTAAAACTCCAACTAATTCATTTTGTTCAATTCGAACTTTATTGTCATCATATGTCCCTGCACCCAAAGATATTCCATCATAGTAATATGTTTCTTCAAGTGAATCATATGGCGTATTTTGAGTCCAACTAGCAAATGATGCCGATATAGTTGATGTTGCTGGTTGACTGCCTCGTAAACTTGCAGTTAATGCATGATTAATTTTTTGATTAAGTGGTAATCTAAATAACAATTCAGAATATGCATCGACATTACCGTCATATGCCCCAGGCGCTTTAACGTGATTATTAAATGGCGAATCGGATAAACTAGATGTCCATAATCTTAATTCTTGCAATTGCCCATATAGTCTACTAGCACCGGTAGAAGTACTACCCAATGTTAATGTACCAGAACTAGCAAATGATGCCGTAGCTGATGCAGATACTGCAGCTACAATTTTACCATATTTAGATTTTTTTGCAACTACTTCTAATTTAGAGCCTGTGGTTCTTAGCAATGTTGAAATCCAATCTCCATTGAACATTTCAATATTTGCAGAACCAGTACCATTGATTCGTATAGTACCCAAAGTACCACTACTAAAATCAATAGTAACAACATTAGAACCAATTGTATACAAATTCATTGTACTAGGTAACGTAGGATTTGCAATTACATCTGCAGTTCTAAATCGCAACTCTACCGATTGAATTGATTGTGTATAATTAACTGTAACAGTACCAGCTATACTAGAACTTAAATCCAATGCATAATCAAAATTTAATTTCTCATAAATTGGAGCGCGTTCTAATCGAGGACCTCCATATTCTTTGATACTAATCAAAGATTGCGGAATACCATAGCATGACAATAAAGCTTGAATACTACGTTTTGTACCTTTAGATTTTAATAATAATGGCAAGTTATTTACAATGCGGCGCCATATGGCATATGTAATATCCTGGCCAGGTACTGAAGGATCGCCGACAGAATTAGATCCAGTTAATGGTACGCCCGCCTCTGATGTCCCTAAGACATATTGCCATAGTTCTTGTGATTGATTTCCATCTGTTAAAGACCAACCAAATTGTTTTGCTACAGAATATAACAATTCATTTGGCATACCTAATTTAGGATTTTCTTCTCGCTTGTTAATACGAGTCATATGATTTATGTACGTATACAAAATATCATAATGTTGGCCAAGCATATTAACAAATGTAGTTATACCATCACTTAAAGTATCGAATCTAATATATTCTGGCAATGAATAAATTAATGCATTATAATTTAAATTATCATACAATGATGCCGAATTATACAATCCATTGTACCATGAAATAAATGCACTACCAGTTGTAGATGCTAATGTATATGGTCTAGTAGAATTTGTTTTAGGTGCTGGTAATATGTAGCTACCCGTAAGTTCTGTTACTGTTGCCGATTCATTTGGTATTGGATTTGATGTTAAAATTGATGATGATTGATAATATAAAAATTGTTCGAAATTATCAAATCCACCAATCAAATTAGTTTTTTTATTTTCAAAATCTGCAACGTTTGTTGTAGCAACACTTCCAGATATTTGGGATACAACTAAACTTTGCGATGCATAGAATTCTATCAATTCCAATTTATATTTGAAATTAGAAACTCGTTCAGTTGCAGAACTATAAAATATAAAATTGTTAAAATCTGAATAATCAATGTTTAACTTTATACCAGATAAACTACCGGAAAAATATGTATCAACAATTTGCTGCGATGTTTGAGTTGACGATCCCAATAAATCATTCCATGCTCGCAGTCCGGTCTCTGCAGATGTATTAAATGTGGCATTAGCATACCAATTTGGATTTGCTAACTGATTAAATGTTTTTTGTGGAATCGACGGACTTATTGCTACTTTATCTATATAAGTAGGCTTTAATTCTTCTACTATCCAACACTTGAAATCTGTGTCTATAATTTCTGCTAATGGTTCATATAATTTAATGTATATATACTCGCCAATAACTACCGTATTAACAACAACTGCAGTTTGATTTCTACTAAAATTTAGTAAGTATGATTTATAAAATTGCTGAGTAGTTGATGTTGGATTTACTGTTTGTATAAAATTAACAATTTGTTGTGCATATACTGAATTATCAACATCGATTGCGCGTAATCGGATCTCAGTTCTATCAGGAGATATTTCATCAATACGCAAATATTGTTCGTTGTAGTCTCCGATTAAAGTCTTGAAAAAATTGATTGCAATCCTAAAATTTCCAGCAGATAATTTTAAGTTATTAAATTCTTGCGAAATATTAATTGCAATTGGCTGTGACGGAAATCGTATTGGAGCTTTGGTATTTTTATCTACATAATTTGGTATTTTAGACTGTAACGGTATTTGATGATTTCCCGTAATCCACGTATCTCCAGCATATACATGAAATTCAACTTTAATGTCCGATTCTTGATTTGCGATAATTGGAACACGTACAAATTTTGTATTTAATTCGGAACTAAAATATTCAGTTTTTGTTTTTGCAAGTCGCTCGCCAGTAATAGATCTAGATGCTGATACAATTTGATTGATATTTTTATACTGATTAAGCATTTATCTCCCGATTCCAAAGATCTACATTTTTACTTGCATCTGATATTACCCAATATGATTGTAATGCGTTTATTGTGTGAAATTGTGTATTATTATTTTGTCCTGCCTTGGCTCCTATTCCGAATCTATCACCAATTTCAAATTCTAAATTTGGAATAACGATATTAAACTCCAAATCCTGAACTTCATATTGATTTATTGATCCGGGCGTATTAGGAACATATTGTGATGTATTTTCAAAAGTACGATATTGTCTATTTAACCCCTGTTCTGATGATTTAATTATAGAGAAAAATGCAGTGCCAAATCCGGATGGTGCATCGTAGCGATGTTGCAATTTAATTCTAAATCTTAAATCAGCTCCAGAATTTTTAAGTTCTTTTGTTACTGTATATGTATTTGTCGTTTGTTGCGGCAATCCGTCTTGAACTTCACTCATTTCAATTCCGGAATAATCTGCACTGGCAATAATTCGTCGATCTTCCGATGGCCGGTATCTTGCAAATACTGGATCTTGTAATTCAACTTGCAAATCCAAATCCAAATCCAAATCTACCGCTTCTTCGTCTACAACTGTAGTTCTAGCAGGAAATTTAAAATATTTAAACTGCGTATCAAGAACCTTAAGTACAGATGCATTAGTAAATTGTTCAGTAACCGAATCAATTATTAGCAATGGATTGTTTATATCAGTTTCTTGTAAAACAATGTTTCCGGCGTCATCTCGCGGAATAATGTTTATGTTGTTTGAAATGTAGTTTAATCCTTGGCGTTGATATAACGATTGAAGTTGTCCATCTACCGAATTTGGTAATGAACTATTAATAACTGGTGATTTCATTATCTAACTACTTTAAAATATATTTGATCATCTACATATTGTTCTGTAAATCCATCTACAATTTTTAATTCTAAACGATAATATCGTTCTGGCATAAATCCATTCATATCAATATAAATGAAATTACTAGTGCTATCACAACTAACTTTATTATAAATATTATCATACGGAATAATAGCTTCATCCGTTAATGCATCAAACACTGCATAATACGTGGTGTCTGGCAAGTAGTTAACAGTTTCTATAGGAAATAAATTAGTAGGCGATTTTTGTGGATATTTGGCACGAGCATATATTCGTATTTTTGCAATCTCAGTATCTTTATATTGCGGTTTTAACTGCGTGTATACGATATATGACTCTAGATCAGTCTGTGTTAGCGAACCCGTTGTAAACGTAGTGTTATCAAAGTACATCGTTAATTTAGGGACATATATAGTATGAGTTTCTCTACTATAAAATTTAATACGTCCCGTTACTGCAGTGTCAGATTCGTCTGCATCTGAAAACTTTAATATGAATCCATTATTTGCAATAGGTTGTCCGCCCGAACCACTAATCCATAATTTTATTGCGTCTGTGACATCCATATTGATATCAGTAGTACGATATGAAAATGATTCGTTTGTGTCTAGACCAGGCTGTGCAAAAAATACTTGATTAAAATTAGAAATATTAAAAAATCCACTACCAGATTGCCATAACCAACTACCACCAGCACCCGAACCAGATACATACAATGAAGTACCAGTTACTTGAAGTTGTTGTGAACTAGAAATCCACAAACTACCAGATGTATTAGCTAACGACCAAGATGCATATGGTTTTGCCCACTGTACGCCATTACTAACAATTGGATTAGAATTTAATGTACCAGTTCCATTATTCCATGGCTGTGCAACAACCTTTGCATCAATTGTATAATCGCTTGGCAAGTTTTGAGCCTGTGTCGTAAACAACTGCAATATAAATTTGCAGTTATTTAAATCAGCTGAATATGTTTGTAATGCAGATTGTATTTCTTGCATATCAAATTGTACCAAACATCTAGATTTTAACAATGTACTACCATTATTATCTAAATACTTACCAACTTCTAAGAGTTCATCTAATCCCGTATTTGTAACGGATAATGCACTACTAGATGTCGCACCTTCAAATAAAGTTGCATCTTTACTTGCATAAAATATTCTAAACATAAATTACCTTAACTACCAGAGCCTGTACTAATCATTAAATAACTACCACTTCTCCATAATTGATTTACAAATGCCGGGTCTGATGTTGGTAATGAAGCCGTATATATAAATACGGTTCCTAGCGCGATGAATGTATTAGAAACTGTTACATAATTAAATGACCCAGTTCTAGCAATCGCCGATGATCCAGTTAAATACGATGATGTTGTTGCGAACGATGCGGAAACTGCATTTCCTACATATGAAGCCGTTAACGCATATGAAGAACTAACAGCATTCAATACATATGACGCAGTAGTAGAAGTTCCGGTTAGTGTACCAATAATACTTCCAGTAACAACTAACGATCCGGAAATCGAAACTGATTCAGTTACATTTCCAGTAAATACATCATATAAATCTCGTACAAAACTAGCAGAAATTAATCCGCCGTTAACAATTTGTGAACGATTTGTATTCAACACGCCCATTATAATCCTTTTTACATATAAATATAAAAGGACTAATAATTTACAACTCTTCCTTTGAGATCTCGATTTGGAAATTTAACTTCAAAAATACTAGGATCAAGTGACGGATAAATAACGCCGTTTCTAGTAGCAGTTGTTAAATCATAAACATTACCAGAATATCCTAAATCATTATCATATAAATTTATAAGTGATACGCCTATTACGCTTTGAACGCCTTTTACATTGGCTAATGTTGTAATAACATCGGATTTTATAATAGGCTGATTTATTTGCCATCTATCAACACTAAATAAGTCTTTCATTGCATTAATACAACGCAATAATACTTCATTGCTATTGTAATTTGGTAATGCTGAAACTTCAAAATTAACGCCAATATTGATAATAAATGCATCCTTAATATTAACAGCATCTGTTAACATTCTGTAATAGTTTAAATATGTTTTTAAATTTTCTTTAACAGACTGATTTAATGTTGTCAATTGTTTGCTTGCATCAAATCCTAAAACATACATGTTCATTGCCAATGGATTTGGTATTCTACTACTTTCTAAATCTTGTTGAGAAATTTGATCATCGGGAACGATATATGCTTTTGCAACGCTACCATATTTAGATGGCATTGAATATGATCGAATAATATAATCTTCTCGAGTTACTAAACGATTTTGAGTTGCAAAATTAGCCATTGCATTATTTTTTATGTCTTGCAATGTGTCTGCAGTTTTGGCACCCGATGCCAATCCAGGATTATTTACAGCAATCGTAGTTTTTACAAAATTTGTTAATGGTACGCTATTCGATGAATTAACATCATCATTATATTGAACAAAATCAATTTTTGTTAAAACATTTGCCGCCACATTATCAGCAATGCCATTGCCTACAGTATATGTAACAGTTAATGTTGTGTTAGCCGGCGCTTGACCATATGTTCGGGTGTATAAAAAATTTGATGGATCAATATCAACATCAACTGCACGACGCACACTTGTTAATCCGTTTCCTACGTTATCCGGATTTGGAACAATCTCTTCATCATTATTATCAGATATACCTGCACCAAATTGTAATTCTAATTTATTGTCACTTCGCAATCTTGCTACATATCGTTTTGCAGTCTTACGTAATTTTAATAAACTAGGCGAAGACGATCTATATTGAAATAAATCTGGATCATTTTCTAGTAAATTCGGAACGTCTTCAAAAATAGTATCTTGTGCTAAAAATGGAACTTGATACCAATTATCGCCATCGGACTCTTCTACTGAAATAATTTCAATAATATTAGTTTCTGGTAAAACTACCTTGTCATAAGGAACGGGTGTTGCAAATTCATATGTGGCGGTTTTTATATCGCCCGATACTGCTCTTACTTGTTTTTTTAACAAATAATATAATGGTAAATTTGTAGCAGGATCTGTTTCATATATGGTAACTTCTGTCGGATCAATTGAAGATGAAAAATCAAAATCTATATTATCTAATGTACGAAATATAGCATTACCATTATTTTGTTTTACGCGCATACCCGGATTAACTGACAATGCATAATTGTAATCTGGAGCAACATTCGAGCCTGAACCTATTGCGGGAACCAATTGAAATACATCTAAAGTAACATATGCAGGAACAACGTTGTTTGGTGTATAACCTAATGATTTTGCGATATCATAAATATTAGCTCGTTCCGATGCCTGTTCTAACAATGATTCTTTTAAATTATTATCAGCATAATATGATAAAACATCCCCAACATATGATGCTAATTCTAGAAAAATCATTCCAGGAGCAGCCTCATTAAAGTCACTATATGTTGTAGGAAAATATTGTTTGGTAAAATCAATTAAATTTTGTTTTAATTGCCCAAAGTCTTTACCTAAATATGATACGTCTTTTTTTGTTTCCATGTTATGATACCGTTAATTGATTGTTTTCGACAAATATAGTTACGTTAGGATTATCTGCTACAATAGAAGCTGATGGCACATTAAAAGAAATTGATATTTTTATTTCATATGTTAGATCGGGATCATCGTCGGCAGTAACTATATCAATGCTAGTTATATTAATATATGGCAACCAATAAGAAACAGCATCCGTTATAATTTCTGTAATTATGGGTTTAAGGTTTGCAAGATTAGGTTGAAATAATACTTGAGATAAATCAGTACCAAAATTTGGTTGATTGATACGTTCACCCTTATATGTTAAAAGCAAATTTTTTAAATTGCTAATAGCTTGCTCTAAACTAGTAACTGTTGATGATATTACGCCCGTTATTCCATTAAACGGCAATTGTATACCAATTGCGCCATTCGGAGTTGTTTGACTTATATCATTAACGTTTACTATTTGATATGGCATTATTTACCTTTTTTCTTATTGAGTGCTTTCATTAAAGCTGAATAATCGCGAGTCATTGCTTGTTGTACTTCTTGTGGTACTTCAAACACTTTACCCGTTTCCGGATCTTCCATAATCTTAGGTGCAGCCGGAGCCATACCCATTGCCTCTTTCATATTTTGACGCATTGCCCCAAAATTAACAGCATCTTTCGACGTCATTCTAATTTCTTCCATCCCCTCATTCATGATGTCTTTAAAACTATTCATGACAACGGGATCTTGTTCCACCATGCTATCAGTTTCATTTAAAATATCCGCCCAACGATTTTCAGTAAAAAGTACTTTTTGTTTTTTTACTGGTTGTTTTGCAGTACGCTCTACATTCATTTTTGTTGGTTGTTTCATTTCTGTAATTGTAGATTGTAACCCTTCGCGAAGAATTTCAGTTAATTCTTCTTTTATAACTTCTCGCACGGCAATTTTGAGTGCTTTTACTAATGTTTTTGAATCCATATGAATACTTTTATATAAATATTAGGTTTAATAATTTATGCCCGCGGGCCAATTGATATCGGAAATTTTAGGCCCATATATAATACGCGTAGTTTGATTTATAAAATAATCACCTTCCTTTCCCTGATCTGATTGTGGTTGTTCATCGGCTATTCCTACAATAACACGACTCGGTGCTTCTAATAAATCTAATAATGATCGTTGATCTTCTTGCAATTGCGTAATTAAATCTTCTCTTAATTCAATATCATCTTGTGATACATTTATTAATTGATAAAATTTAGATTCTATCGTAGTTAACGCCGAGACTTCGTTATTAATTGAATCTATTGCATTTTGCGTATCTTGATTAATTGCAAATGTTTCTGAATTACAAATAGCAGATATGGAATTAATTACGGTAGCAAGTAATCCAGATGCCAATGCTACAGCTCCATTGATTACTGCTAGAATAATCGATGCTTGCGTCAAAGTTTTTGCAATATTTGCAACTAGTTCATTTTGTACAGCCAATGCCTGACTTATAGCTGGGGGGGCTGGAATAGGCAAAGCAACTTGACCATTAATAATAACTGCAGCAATTTGTGCAGCAACTGTTAATATTGGAATAACAATATTTAATATACGTAAAATGTTTTGAACTTGTGCAATATAGCGTTGTATTTGTTCTAATATTTGTTTAATTTCTTTAATCCTAGGATCATCGCAGGAAATATTATTTTTTGGCAATACGTTTGATTTACTAATTGCTTCAGAAACTTTTTGATTTAATTTAAAGATAACCTTGTTTAATGCAGTTTGCAATTTATTTATTGCAACGCTAGGTTTATTTGTAAGTTGATCAAAAGGAAATGCAACAGCCATATTATGTCTTTGTTATTTTATATTTTTTACTATTCAATCTTAATAATAATCTTTGTATCTGAGATAACAATGGTGCAGCGTTAGTTACACCCGGAGCACCACCAGGCCCTGTAGTACCAGCTGCAATCGATTGAACTAATAGTTGCAATATTTGTTGCAATACTAAACCATGAGATATGGGTTCCGATGCATCTTCGCCGCCAATATAAATTTCATTAGGAGTATTTAAAACGATGCCATCTTGCGAATCAATTACGGCTATATCTCGTTTTGCTCGTAATATAACACGATCTGCAATTCCAATAAATTGTGCACCATTAAATGGTCCGTTATGCACAGTCAAATTTTTCGTTAAATTAAATGAATTGATTTGTTGAGTGCTAGTTAAATATAAAGATGATGCATCATTACCTATAGTTTCAATTATATATGCATCTTTTTTATAAGACCTACCATTAGACAAAATGATTATAGGGTCACCATTTTGTGAACCGTCCCAACTAGGACGAATAGAATATTGTCCACCCTTTACTGTACTAGATAATCGAATACTATTTCCAAAGCGTCCTTCTATAATAGAATCTCCCTGGAATGGTTGTAATGCTGAAATTTCTTTTTCTTGAAATGATAATTCTTGAGTGTCTGCAACATCTACGGTTGAAACTCCTTGCAATAAATTTGCATTGACACTAGAGTTCAACGAAAATGAAGAAACATAATACCATTTTACGTATTGAGTGTCTGCAGTATTATCTGGCGTCAATCCACTAACCAATAAAACATGTTCACCAATTAATGGAATTTGTTTTATATTAACATTAAATGGTATAGCACGTACAATTTGTTGATCAAAATAGTTGGTATATGTTTTTACAAAAACTTCAAATTGATTTTCCGCAACATATTCATATGTAGCAGATTCGGGAACAGAAATTACTTCGCCAATATGAAATTGAACGTTATGATCCACTCGAATCCTTTTTTGCGTTATTCATCGATGATTCTATACGTTGTTTTAACGCAGCAGATTCTTGTTCAATTGAATCTAATTCATCGGTTAATTCCGCAGATAAAGTTTGTTCAGCAACTCGAAGCAATTGTTGTTTTTCTTCATCACTTAATAATCCATCTGCTCCAGATATTGTTTGCTTAGTTGAAATATAACGTTGAACTATTGCAGTTAATTTAACTAAATGATCGTCATTTTTAACTGCAACATCTAAATATTCTTTAATTAACGGTACGATGATAGTAGCATCAGATGCATTTTTAATTAATGGTTGCAATTGAGCAATAAGCTGATTTATTTGCCTATCTTTCTTTTTTGAATTGTGATATACATCGGACATTAAGTCAGCAAAGGAAGTTCCTTTGAATAATTCATCATTCTTGTCCATATATAAAACCCTTTAAAATAAATATCAAAAAGGCAATTTTATGAAGTTCGATTGTTCATATTCACAAAACTTGTCTTCATATATTTGTTTTAAAACTTTAACAACGCGCGTAATATTTGTTGTTTCTAAATTAGTACGCTCGCGAATTAAAATATACAATGCCTTTTTGTTAAAATCTTCAATATATTCTCGTGTTTCAAAAATATGCAATATTGAATCAGCAACATGAATATCGGTAGGCGTGGAAAAAATATAGTTTAAATTATCATAACAATATTGAACATATGCATTCATAAAATATTCTAGAATTTCTCGCATTTCATCATTATGAATTTCTGTCATAATATTGCGTTGTTCATCAATATTAATTTCCAATGAATTAGATTTTAATTTAGAATAACCTTTTTGATTTTCTGCAATTAAATAATTAAAAGATGTTCTAGTATAATATGAATATGCCTTTCCCGCATTTGGATTAAATTTATCCAATCGAGCCGTTAAATATGTAACCAAATCGGTTTGTAAATCTTGAAATGAAGAATCAATATAATCAGGTTTAACTTTATTAATAATGTTTTCAGCCATTTTCATGAAAGCCGGATAAATAAATCTACAATAGATTTTTTCTCGTTGTGGCATGATTTCTGATCTATTATATGCTGATATTGCTATGTCTGTTATTTTGGTAAAATATGATTTACTTTTCTTCGCTCTGGCCATTGTCAAATTCTTCTTTTAGTTCGTTAATAACTTGTTTAAGTAAATCAAATGTAGTTCCTGCTTCATCTTCAGCTTCAAATGCACCCAAACGATCAATTTGTTTCATTATATCATATGATTTTTCAATGCGTTCAAACATGAAACTATTTGTTGTTTCTAGTTGTTCAATATATTCTAATGCATCAGCAACCGCTCCAGCAAGATACCATACTCGGTATCCTAAATACGTGCTAACGCCAATTAGTAATAGCGTTGTTATAATAAAAAATAACATATTATTCCTCGTTAAATGCTTTGAAAATATCCGTTAATGCTTGTTCGACATCTGGATTATTTTCGGTTAGATTTTTCAATCCCGTAGATTTTTGTACTCTGCTTTTTTCTGAAACTGGTTTAGGGGTAGCATTATCTTTGTTTCTCCAACGCTCAAATTCAATTTGTGCTGCCATATGATCTGCATGATGCAAAACAATAGGAAGATTTGTTTTCAATTTGGCTTGTGCCGATCGAGCAACAAAGTATGGTTTATTTGATTCATCATACATCCCATCATGAATTTTAATTGCTTGATATTCCGTCCAAGAAATTTTAACGTCATATTCTTGTAGCAACCAAATTGAAAGATCTGGCACCATGGTAAATGGAATATTTTCATTATGTCGATACATTTTGTTTTGATTCTTGCGATGCCAATCTGATGTTTCTACCTGATATACTTCATTACCTTCGCCTGGAAATCCTACTTTACCTAAATCATGATGCATTGCGGCAAACCGAAGTTCTTCAATAGTATAACCAGACATATCTGCACCCATTTCAGACCAAGATGTGTAAAGTTTTTCGGCACAATCAATAACGCGAAGTACGTGATCTACATAGCCTCCGGCAAATGCATTATGAAAATGGGCTATTGAAGATGCTGGCATCATCGCCATACGATCTTCAAACTCATCATACATTCGATTTAATTCTGATTTACGGGTTGGAAAATAAGTATTCACTAAATTGCGATACCGTTCCCAATTTGATTTGATTTTTTCTGCTTGTAACATAACTTATTATATTGAATTATTTTCGTATTTCCAATACTTGACCATTAACAAGTTTTGATACACATATGTAACACGTAACTGCAGTTGCATTTATATCTACTTTTTGACAAATTTCATCGCAATATTTGCATTGTAATTTTTTAAAGCCCCTTGGTGTAGGACTACCTTTTATTTTTCTCATTTGTTTTGGATTAACCTCGGTCAATAAAATAACGAGCTTCTTCTAATTTTTTAATTGCACGAGCTAAATTGTCTAATGCAGAATTTTTATCGCTCTTACCTTCGGTAATTGCTTTACCTACATTTCGAATAATTTCTTTTGCATCTTCAACATTGTCAATAACATTGCTTTTGTATTTGTACTTTGGATCATAACTTGGCATAATTTTACCTTTTATTTAATTATTAATATTATATATAATAAATATATTACTCTAAAATTAATTGAGTATTTTTACAATATTCAAAATTTAAATTGGTCAATGCCAATTCTTTTGCCTTTGCTTCAACCATAACATCGAGATCAGCTACACCATATGTGTCTGGAAGCTGCGTAATATAATCGGCATGAGCTTGCTCTCTAATCTTGGTAAACTCTTTGTATTGTTTGTGAAAGGTAGGCCAATTGGGCAAGTCGGCAATGTCAATACCATGATGTGCAAACATACGCTCAATAAGAATCTGTGCTTCGCGTCGACGGGACTCGCTGTAATGGGTACATTGAGTAACACCATGACGCTGCCAAGTTTCGCGAGCCATAAAGAATGCTTCTTGTTCGGTCAAGTCACCTGTATTGAAAGTGTGATGCCAATAATCAAAAGTAATCGGTATAGCAATCTCGGCATGCAACATTTCATACAACTCGCGCACCGAATACATGGATGCCTTATCATCATTTTCAATAACTAAACGTGCCTTGCAAGAATCTGATAAACGATCATAGT